AACATCCGCCAATCCTTGAACTCCTATACCAATCGGTCTATGAAGCATATTACTTCTTTTGGTTTTTTCTGTTGGATAAAAATTAATGTCAATGATGCGATTTAAATTACCAGTCACTACCTTGGTAACACGATGGAGTTCCTGATAATTAAACTCTTTTGTTTCTTGATCTACAAAAGCCGGTAAGGCGATACTTGCCAAGTTACAAACGGCGGTTTCCTTATCGTCTGAAACCTGACATACCTCTGTACAAAGGTTGCTACTCTTTATGGTGCCAATATTTTTCTGATTTGATTTAAAATTTACAGCATCTTTATACAATAAGTATGGTGTGCCAGTCTCCATTTGGGCATCCAAGATCTTAAACCATAATTCACGCGCATTGACGACTCTGGAATTTGTGGTTTGTCCTTCGTATTTCATATATAATTCCTTGAATTCGTCGCCGTATACATCGGCAAGACCAGGACATTCATGAGGACAAAAGAGTGACCACTTTCCATTCTCTTTTACGCGCTCCATGAATAAATCAGACACCCATAAGGCATAAAACAAATCACGAGCACGCAATTCTTCATCACCGTGGTTTTTCCTCATGTCTAAAAAGTCTTCAATATCGGCATGCCACGTCTCCAAATAAATCGCAAAGGAGCCATTTCTCCGACCACCTCCATTATGGACAAGACCATTATGTATTAGATAATTATGTTCTTCTTTCATTTGTAAATCATATAAAACCCCTTCGTAAATTGTTTTTTTAATATTTTGAACTCTCGATAATAAATAGTCTCCATAACGTAAGAATTTAAAAAACTGTTTTTCATCATCATACTCAACGTCCATCAATTCACAAATTTCTTTTGTCCTTGGAATTCTTAAGGTATAACTTATTTTTTTATTTTCAATAATTCCTCTAGTTGTTTCGTGTTTTTCTCCAACTCTATCACGAATATACCCACTTGTCAACATTCCCATTTTCATACACATGAATCTCACACATTCTATTAAATTCAAAGAGGTATTGTCAAACACTAATTCTTTTTTACCATAGCAACCGTCTGTTTGTAATAAACCTTTTAAAATATACTTACATTTTTGGACTGGTAAATTCAACCACTTATGATTTACACGTTTTGTTTTATTATCATCATAAAAGTCATTATATCTGAATGGTAAATGAATACTTCTATTCCAACGAATTTTTGTTGTATTTTCATCAATACGTATGTTATAGTTTACATAGTTTCTTTCAAAATAACTTACTATAAAATCTTTCAAATGCGCTTTGTTAAAAGTATGTATTGTAATTGTTCCGCTACGACTATCATCATTATTCATTGAACCGTCTCCTAATATAATTCCATACATATAACAGTCTTCTTCAGTTATATTTGTTATATCATTTACTTCTGTTGGAATTGGAAAAATTAACCAATCTGTATTATTTACATCTTTTGCTTCTACCCATTCAAATTTACAAATATTTTTTTGTATACGATTTTTAATAAGTGAATAGTTTAATCCTTTTGGTTGATTTTTCAATACGTAAATAGGATGTTCTGGTGTTATTCTCAAAGGGAAAATGGAATGCATACTTTCTATTTCAAGAAAATCTCCAGAATAATTATGTTCTAAAACATTTTGTATAGTTTCGGTCATTCCATTTAGATTATAAATTTTTGTTTCTCCCACACTACAATTTTGTATTTGGGTTGGTCCATTTGTAGTGTATATAATTGTTTCTGGATGAACACATTGGTCAACGTACTTAGCGGTGTTATTAAAGACACGCAACATAGGGACAATTCCATTAGACTTTCCGTTGGTTCCACGAATATGACTTCCTTTGGCGCGAACATTATGAATATGAAGACCAATACCACCCGCCCACTTGGATATTTTAGCGCAGTCCTTTAAGGTATTATAAATACCGTCAATACTATCGTCTTCCATGGCAATCAAATAGCAAGAACTTAATTGCGGTCTGGGTGTCCCAGCATTAAACAGCGTTGGTGTCGCATGTGTGAAATATTTTTGCGACATTAAATCATAGGTCTCGCGCACGGCATCCATGTTGTTTCCATGAATTCCCACCGCAACACGCATCCACATATGCTGAGGTCTTTCGACCACGACATCTTTTACTTTGAACAAGTAGGCACGTTCTAAAGTCTTAAAACCAAAATAATCAATCAAATAATCCCGATTGTAATCAATCATTCCTTCTAGTTCATCCTGGTTGGCACTAATAACCATCCATGTTTCGTGCGACAACAAAGGCGACTGTTTTCCATGGACATCCTCCAACCAATACAACTTTTCCATCACTTTATAAAATGACGCATCCGTATTTTTCTGATGATTGGACACCACCACGCGACCAGCCAAAACAGCATAATCAGGATGTTGTGTCGACATCACGGCGCATTGTTCCGCGGTCAATTCATCGATTTTAGTAGTGGGAATCTTATCATATAACTGGTCAATGACTTTCATCACCAATGACGAATAATTGATTTGAATATTTGCCTCCAATCCCAATTTTTTTACCCGATTTAATATTTTATCAAAGGCAATATCCTCTAATTCACCATCACGCTTTGTAACCCGCATATCTATACTTGTCTCATCTCCTGTATTCATTCTATACATATATGGATCATTTTATTTTTAAACCATTTGTTCTTTTACATCTTTTAATTAACGGCTTTAAGCCCTTTTGTGGGAAATATATTTAGCGCGTTTTTAACTTAAAGAAACCCCGCGCAAGAAAATTCAAGACCATTGAAATAAATATATTTGTATTATAATATATATAGTATATAAGAATGACAAAAATGAAGATTTTTTTCGGTATATTAATATTTATCATCATATGTATATCGCTAAACAATGCCGGTATGTTTTCCGGTAATAATAAGTTTTTAAAAGAAGGATTACAAAATTTAGCAAATCCGGGGGAATATCCATACAGTACTGAATATCCACTTTTAGAAGGAAGTTATCCATATACTGGTTCAAAGACGGTGAGTAATAAAGACTATAACGATATCTGGATGAAATACCCAGTATTTAGAGTAGGTTCTTATGCCCAAATTACAAATAATTTAAGATATTGGAGTAATCCGGATGACGGGGAATGTATTCGTGCAGATATGTGTGATGCTTTATACAAAGACAAAGAAGTATTATCCAACGTATCCCAACCTTTAGCACCTGTTCCGGAAACCATGTATGGGGTGAGAGTCAATTATTATAATACTGACCAAAACTTGTTTTTAGGACCTCAAGCGGGACCCGAATTACCCGTGTTCGCATAAAAATATTGTAATATAGTAGTATATATTATAATATGACTGAAAAAACTCCAAAAGAACATTATTTATTTGAAGCACTCCGTGAAGAACCAAATGTTTATGTTGAAGATGAAAAAAATGATGTAAAAATTGGTGATACAATTAAATATATTGCGAACAATCAATTAGGAAGTAAAAAATATATTGTTATAGAATTGCTGGATGAAAATGGAAATATAGAAAAAGGTCTTCAAGAAATCGAATTTTATCCGCCAACAAATTCAAATGGCGAACCCTCCATATTTAATTTTCACTGGTATCCTGACTACGGAAATATAGGAGGAAAAAAAAAACACAAAAAAACACAACATCGCCGAAAAAGAAAAAAAATATCCAAATTGAAAAAAATGAAAAGTAAAAAATACAGGCGACATCAAAAATAAAGTGTGTCAATATTTATTTAGACAAATCCCCCGTTTGATCCAGATGTTTCATCATTTCTTGGGTCTCATCAATAGACTCCGTGCGTATTTTGATGATAGGTGACGACGCTACGGGTGAGCATGAAATCGAGTCGTTCGTTTTTTTAATAGTAATCAAACAGCCACCTCCGACAGGTTCATAAGCATCGGTTTTTTTCACACGCTTTTTGGGCTCCCTGTGGGAAAACCCGGTTTGGCGTTCTTTCTCCACGATCGCCCATAATTCTTTCATAGCGCCCACATTATCATGAAACCATTTTTGATTTCGTTGAACCAACACACAACTAATTTGTTCCAATTTCCAATAAATATTTTTGATCCAAGTCATGGTGTCCTCGTTTTCTTCCATTTGTTGTTCTTCCCAGATCTCAAAATCCTCATGATTGTCAATATCTAACGGCTTGTATTTATACACAGGAATACCATTCTTGTTTGAGAAATACATAATAATTCCTTTTATATTTCCGTCTGTGGTTTCGGTAAATTCTCCGTCTTTATTGAATTCGTCCTCATTCGCATATTCAATAAATTTCGTCTCCAAAAAGTCACATTCGTCCAAATCACACACCTCCATTTGTTGTTGCATTTGGACCCAATATTCCTTTTTAGGAACACCGTCAATTTCCCGGCTCACCGGATTTTTTATTTCCAACATTCGCCCATAGATTGGACTGCTGGGTTCAATATTAATACCATCAGGTGACGCACCAATGAAATGATAGGTGTCATGTTGAATACATCCAAAATCACCGACCGTGGTTTTGTACAAATGCTCATAAACCATCACCGAAATGGGTTCATATTTTTGTCCCCAATGTAATGCCGAATTGACATTTACTTGGGTTTGCGAAGATTCCAACTTTTCTGGATTTGGTATATAAGGAGGTACACATTTTTCATAGATCAGTTGATTTCTACTTGATTCATTTTCAAAGACTTTATATGCGTTACTTGCGGTAATTAAATTGTGACGATATGTATACCATTCGGATGTCCTTTGGGCAGGCTGGTCTTTGTTTTTTATTTTTTTGATTTTTTCTTGAATGACCTTTGTCTCCGGTTTATGTAATACTAGAGTATTTGAATACGAGCGTCTTGGATACATGTTATAAAACATTTCAAAAGCACTTTCTATAATTGATTTAATTTCATCCTTGAAATAATCCTCGTTTCTATCAAAATAAAGATTTTCAAAATAAACATTCAATAAATCTTGAATGTAGTCGGTCATTATATCGTGAAAATCTGGATCGCAAATTGCGTTCGGATTGTCCTCTATATATTCATACATGTCCTCCACGGTAGATTCCACGATTTCCATTTCATCACTAGGAGTTAATGACACACAACTCGATAAATCATCATCTTGGGTAGAATCATAGTCATTTACCGAATCATTATCCCAATCTTCATCTACTTCGTCCAATACGTCTTCTAAATCACTCAAATCATTTATGTTCATGAAATATTGATTTTTGTTTTTAATTATTATAATATACGATTTTGTATTTATATTCATTCCAAATATAAATACAATTATAAATCAATTTTTATTCATCGTCCTCTTCATTTTCTACAATGTTTTTTAATGTTCCTTTGACTTTTTTTGGTGGTAGGCTTTTTAAGGTAGACACCCTTTTGGCATCCAAATTTTTCAAAGTAAAATGATTATTGGATTTATTATAAATTAAACCAGGGATTTCCTTTACCTCGCCGGTTATTTTATCATAGATGACATCCTTTACACGCTGTAGTTTTTTTCGATCAAGTGAATACTTTAAAAACCTAATTAAATTGCTCTTTTCGTCTTCTGTGTATTCCTTTTCTTTCGCATACAACTCAGCATACACTAATAATTTTTGGATTTTAACAGTCTTGTCCAGTTTTGCCCAAGGCTCGGCTTTATTGGTAATCTTTTCGTTTTCCAAGAAATTTTCCAGATTATTCATATTATTCGTCGTTTTTGTCTCTTGAATCACATTACCACTCATCAACATGGTTTTGTATTTGATGTTTTTTAATTCAACACATTCATCTTTTTTTTCTGTAGTGGTAGTGGACATTTGTAATTATAATGTAATATATAGGATTAATTTTAACTCCTTTTTATAATATGTTATTTTTATGTTATTTTGGTACAAATAATAATAATACAGCATTATATGAGTGAAAAAAAAGTGATCATAAGTGGAACCGTCACGAAATACCAAATGAAAAAAGTTATTAAAAAACCACAAGATATGAAAGAACGGAAAACGATGGACCACGTTTCTCTCGAAATGTTTTCTTGGGAAAACCAATTGTCATTATTAAATATGTTTTCAATAAAAAAAAATGAGGATGATCCTACATTAATCCTAATAAAGAAACAAATATCTAGTAAATTGAATAATTATAAACAACAAGATGTTCTTAAAAAAGTGTATGATGAGAGAAAACTCATAAACTTGGAACAGGTCATCTGTAAATTACAAGAAAGTGGATTGAAATGTCTTTATTGTAAAGAAGAAGTCTATTTATTATACAAAATGGTGAGAGAAATGAAACAATGGACGCTGGACCGCATTGACAATGATATAGGACATTTTCATGATAATGTGGTGGTCTCTTGTTTAGATTGTAATTTAAAACGACGAAAAAAAAGTAGTAACGCGTTTTTGTTCACCAAGCAGATGAATATTGTGCGAGTTGATCATTTGGATAACCAAGGCGATGACTACGGGGGTGGGGGTGGGGGTGTGGATTCGGACGAACCCTAATTGCGATAAAACCAGGATGTTATATTATATGTATATATTATTGAATTTAAGATGAATTTTATTGAATGGAAATGGACATGTGGAGAGAAAATGGAAAAAACCGCGAGAATATCTCAAAAAATAATGAAAAAAGAAGAATATTACGAAGAAGACCCGTATCAGCAACCACAAAATATATCGGAAAATCACGAGAGAAGCGCCTATGAACAATCATTGCTTTCTGAAAATGATATATGGTCCATCGACGGTTCCGTCTTTATCGATAAACCGTTGAATAAAAGGGAAGACAATTATAACAAAATGTCAGAACGGGAAATGTTTGGGCAAATCAATCAAAATCCGTTTTTAGTTCAAAATAATTATTTAGATGATTTGATGAATCAAGAAAAGTTTTTGAAACCCGTCAGCACTAGCAGTGAAAAAGAAAAAAATAATGCGAATTCTACTTATGAATCCTCCTAACTTTCTCTCTTTGATGTTGATTTTCAAAAGTAAAAATGGTTTAAAATTTTATATTTGTTATTTATTTTCATAACAAATATAACTTGTTGTATAATTTTTTTTATGTTATTTCATGTTATTTAATGTTGTTTCATATTGGAAAATCATGGAGAATATAAATTATCGTGTATCCGCACGATTGATCCATTTGTAAGGACCATCACCCTTTACCAATGTATTTTCTTTTAATGGTTCAACTTCAAATTCTAATCTTGTTCCGTAAACAATCCAATAAAATTTACCATTTGGTCCATATATTGTGAATTTATTATCAACCACTTCTGACGCGTTATAATTTACAATTGTGTGTCCATTATAAATTGGTGTTATTTGTATTGTCATATTGGAAGACATTTTTTCAACATATTCGGGTAAATAAATTGTTACTGAATGATCATCACTTATTTCATTCTTTCCTCTATAATAAACACCAGCTTCTGGACCTTCCAAACAACCATGAACTAAATATTTATTTTTATCTATTGGATGATCTATTACGAAGGATTTTACAGATGTCCATCCTGAACCCGAAGATATCATTAAAGCAGTTGAGCCTGGTGTGGCTGAGGTATCATAATATAATGACCCAGCAACACCCGTAACACCTGAGGTTGATGAATAACTTCCTACAGTTATTACACCACCAGAAGATAAGTTATTCACACAGGTATAAATATATCCTCCGCTTTCAACCGCAGTAATGTATTGTCCAAATGATGATATTGCTATAGATGTCCATGGTTTTGTTGTAGAATAACAAGCAGCCCAATTTTTTCCATAGTTTGTTGATATATAGATATATTCATTTTCAGCACATGCTACTTGTATTTGTCCTGATGCGGTCATTGCTACGCATGTCCATAATTTATTTGGGGGAGAAATATTATTATTGATATTCCTACCATAATCACTAGAAAGAAATAGTCCTCCCGAATAAATAGCGCCTATTACATACTGTCCAGATGCTGACATTGCTATATCTTTAATTGTAGTATTAATACCTATACCTATACATTTTACCCAGTAAGTTCCAAAGTTTGATGATGTGTAAAAATAAGAATCATCACTATTTGAACCAAATAAATACCAGTATTGTCCTGAAGCTGACATTGTAATACGTGTGTTAGATATTGTTAGTCCAACAATTTCTGTAAAGAACCAGCTTGTTCCATAATCTGATGATATCCAAATTTTTGAATAAATACTATTTATGGCAAATTGGTATTGACCAGAAGATGACATGGCAATACTATAAAATGTTTGTGTGCCCCAATCGGTAGTTCTTGCTGAAAAACTACTGCCATAATCTTGAGATACATAAATATATCCACCATTTTGACATACACTTTGGTATTGACCCGATGAAGATATTGCTACGCCATTATCATTGATTAAATTTGTATCGGTTGATACGGTCCATGAAATACCATAATCACTTGAATAGTAAAAATCTATTGATGAAGAATTATTATAAACCGCGATTTGATATTTTCCAGAAGAGGACATGGCAATATCAGTCCATGCGTTTCCATACGTAGTATTCACAATAAAATTTCTACAAGTATTACCTGATGGGTCTGTTTCACCAAAATCTATGGTTAAATCAGAGAAAATATCTGAATAAGAACCGGGCATTAATCCGGGTGTGTTCAAAGTTCCACCTGCGGTAGAATAAGCAAGACGTAGATATCCGCTATCAGTAATAGTCGCACCGTATGTGGCACCAGTTTCACCTAAGATTGTAATACCGGCAATTGTGCCAGTAGCACCAGTAGATCCACTAGCACCAGTAGCACCCGTTTCACCTCTACCACCAGTAGCACCAGTTTCACCTGTCGCACCAGTTCCACCAGTAGCACCCGTTTCACCTCTACCAGTCGCTCCAGTCACACCAGTTGTTCCAGTTGTTCCAGTCGCGCCAGTAGCACCTGTTCCACCAGTCACACCAGTTCTACCAGTCGCACCAGTTCCACCAGTCGCACCAGTAGAACCAGTAGCACCAGTTCCACCAGTAGAACCAGTCGCACCAGTGGCACCTGTTAATCCAAACGCACCTGTTCCACCAGTCGCGCCAGTAGCACCAGTAGAACCAATCGCGCCAGTTGTTCCAGTCGAACCAGTCGCACCCGTTTCACCTCTACCAGTCGCTCCAGTCACACCAGTTGTTCCAGTTGTTCCAGTCGCACCAGTTCCACCTGTAGCACCAGTTGCTCCAGTTTCACCTCTACCCCCTGTAGCACCTGTAGAACCAGTAGCACCAGTTTCTCCCGTACAACCAGTAGATCCGGTTACGCCAGTAGAACCAGTTGCGCCAGTAGAACCAGTCGCACCAGTAGAACCAGTAGCACCAGTTGCGCCTGTTTCACCAGTCGCACCAGTTCCACCTGTAGCACCAGTTGCTCCAGTTTCACCTCTACCCCCTGTAGCAC